CACTGTTCTGTTGACGAACACCTTGGAAGTTACCCGACTCATCGCCATGACCGTTCGAGTTATCAGCGCAGAAAAATACTACATGCGATGCAACCGGAATACGTAAGCCAGTATCACTGATTGTGATAGCACGATGTGGTGACTTCTCTAACACTGGATGCAACGAGGCAAGTGACTGCGCTCTAGCAAAGCCCAACTCATCGAGCAAGACGATAGCACCGCACTGTTGAATTGCCTTGGAGATAATCCCCTCGACAAACACACACTGGGCAACACCTTTATCATCTGTTCTGATTTTGTCAGCACCGATGAAGTCGGCACGTTCGATAGCCTCATCGAATGAAACCTTAAACAACCTACGCCCAAGACGTGATGCAACTTGTGTGACAAACTCTGTCTTGCCTGTACCACGTTCACCGGCAAGCCACACGTTGTCCGGTAGTGAATCATCGAGAGCGCATAAAGTTTGATGGAGATTCTTTGCATCGAAAATGTAATCATCCACACGTGCCGGAGCAAGAGGGTCATTCCACACATCGATAAAGTTATCACCAAAAGCAATCGTGTTGCCCTCGTGCTCGTACTCCAGTACAACATTCACAAACACATCTTTAATCTGCTTGCGTTCAAACACCGGCAGAGCGTTCGCAACAGTGGTCAACTCTTCGACAGGCGTAGATTGCCGGAACGACTCAAACAACTTCGTTACCTGTGCACGAATCTCTACGCTCACCTTGGAGTAGTCAACGCCTTGGACAACTTTCAACTCATTGTTTAAACGAGTAGATAAGTCTTCAAACTTCCGAGCGTTAATTGCCTCTTTCTTAAGACTCTCATCGAGCAAGCGATTAGCAACATCACGAACACGCTCAACGCTATCGGTTGCCTTGACAATCTCAGCCTGAGCATTCACGATACTCTGCTTAATGTCATCCGGTATGCGAACCTCACTGCTTGCGTTGGTGACTGCATTTGCCTTGGTGTTGCATGCATCTTCCAAGGTAATGTAGCCACCGGCTACGAGACCATCCACGAGCGTGATTGCGTTGCTCTTCTTTGGCTCAACGGCAAGACCGTTGGCAAGTAGGATGGTGTTTAGTACTGCATGGGGTAACTTCGATATTTCTAATTTGATATTCATTTGGTAGCCTCCAAAAATTAAGAAAGAATAAAACTGGAATTGTCATTCGGGCAGATAGGCAGATTAGGAACTTCGTTACCGTTCGCATCTGTCGTATAAGCCCACTTGCGTGTTAAGTGAATCAAGAATCCACACGATGGGCACGAGGCTCTCAGGTTGCGAGTGCCTTGTACCTTTCGGTCAATGCCAAGGTTAAGCGGAGCGTGTGGGTACTCACCAAGTGATTCAATGAGTGCACCAAACTCTTGCTGAAAACGAACGCCAACCTTGGTGTGTGTCGGCTTACCCTCAAGGTGTAATTTGCGTACACATTTAGGAAACCTACCACGATGACCATCACCATCGGTAGCACTGTGCGCCAACTCATGCACGAGCACCCCAAAGACTTCGTGTGGGTCTGCAATTACCGGTGAAACAAAAATCTCATGCGTGTTGTCACTGGATGACTTGGCAGAGTGCCACTCACCCACCGCACGATTAGCAGACCTTGCGTTGCGTGATGGATTACCACACGACACACGAATGTTGTCAGGCAGTGGGTAACCACTGGCATCGAACACCGGTCTCAATTCGTCTACTGCTTGATTAAGCCAATCTTCTCTTGTACTCATTTAAAAACTCCTTTTAAAATTTCACGTCCAATACAATCACCGGCATGACGTGTTCCATCCGCATGCACGAATGTTTCACCGCAACCGCCAGTCCAGTCCAGTACACCAACAACAATGAGCGCAGTTAATAGCACCACACTTACAACAGTAATAGCAACTTCTAGTAATCGTTTCATGATGCCTCCTTAGTTTGATGAATGAGACCACGCTCGATTAACTCGTGAGCAGTACGTCCGAACCAACCTTGCAAACTCCAAGCGAGACCGGTATCAACGAGGTGTTGCCACGCCTCTAAAATTTGTTCTTCAGAGTCGGCATCAATGAAACCCTCTGCAATTCCTACTGCGGTATAGTTGTTCATAAAACCTCCAATTAAGTGATGCGATATTGCATCCTCTAGAGCACTGGTATGCAGTGCCCTATGAGATTCAATCTCGTATGAGTGCCAATTATTTTTCTACGCTCTGCAATCGCACGTATAACCGCATTTATTTATCGATGCTCTCGGTTCGCACATCGGAAAGAACACGTATCGCTACGGACTGTTGTCAACTCGTCACGATTAGTCGGTCTCGTGAGTCATAGTTCTCGTCCTCGCATCTCGTTCGGTTGCCTGTTCCTAATCCAAGGGGCAGAGCCTACTAGCCTTTGACGTAGAGTTTTAAGTCCTCATATTGACTGCCCTCGTTTTAAGTCTGACTGGCATCATCTGACTACCGCATTTATTTATCCACACTCTCGGCTCGCATGTGTCGGTGGTTTCTCACCGCTTTTAAAACAGACTAGAACGCTTTGTCTTGGTAAGTAACTGGTCTCTTACGAGGTGTTACCGTTTCGAATATATTGAACCCATGTACTAGCGGTGTTTCAACGTTTCCCGACAAAATCTGATAAAGCCTTTTTACTGGTTTCGATATGTGCTATCACCGAAACAGACTCAATACTAGCACAGATGTTTAAACACTCGTCAAATATATTTAAAAATAAATTATTTTGGCTTTATATGAATTGACTGGTTCTTGAATGAAATCAATGATTTATGAGTGTGCAAAAAAGATACACGATACGGCTGAGAAAGTGCTTGGTGCTTAAAAAATAGGCAATTATTTGATGTAGTGAATGCTACATTGTAGCGAACGATACATGAAAATAGGATAGCGATTGAATGATGTTACGTGGTGTATTTGCGTTAGCCGGTTAGCGCAAAAATGATGCTCGTTTAAACGCATCGAAGAGGGGATGACAACGAAGTGAAACAGACTCATTGGCGTTAAGGTAATGTAGGGATAGGAACACTAGGAGTGAGAGTGTAGTGGGTAGTAAACGAACACACCACGAACGTGCTTGCAAGTAGATGTTTAAACGCTCACAATGTGTAGAAATAATTTAAGGGTAGTGGAAAGGATAAAAGAAGATGAACGATGATAAAAAGATTGATAGTGCTACTGGATTAAGCGAGTGCCTTACGAGAGCGAACGAGGCACTCACGAAAGAGGTGGGAGAGCATAACGAAGTGATACGGTCTGCGGTTGATGCTATAGACGTAAAGACAAAGAGAAATGGTTTACCTCATGGAGTGCATAAAGAAGAACTACTCACAAAGTCAGGTAAAGAAAAGAGAATCACCGGAAAGATGCAAGCGTTTGCAAGTAATGTCGTAAAGGGTATGAGTCCCAACGATGCGTATCGTACTGCCTACGACTGTTCTAACATGGCTGAGGCGAGTATTTGTAGTGAGGCGAACCGACTATTAAAAGACCCAAGGATAACTAACCTCTTACAGTCGTTTTGGAATAGCCTAAAAGAAAATGTCATAGCAGACCAGTCAGCGACTCGAAGACACATCATGAACGAACTCTATAAGCATGCGAACAATGACAAGGCACAACTGTCGAACAGACTCAAATCACTCGAACTAATGGGACGAGCGATTGGCATGTTTACAGATAAATTAGAAAGCAAGATAGAGGAAGTGAATGTCGATTCATTGAAGAAAGAACTGGAGTCATCACTTGCATTACTCGACTCACATAATCGAAGTCAGTCGAAGACGCATTGACGTTGTTTAAACGCCTTGATGCGATGCGATGTGGCCTAGCGATGACCCACCACTCCCCCACCCGCCCCTATGGCGCATGCCCCCCGCCCACGCCTATACGCTCTATTTTCCACATTATCCCACTATTCCCTACTGACTGCGAACGTTCTGTTCCACGTGAAACATGGGGGTAGGGGGTGTTATTTTTTCCGATAGACAATGTTTAAACGTTCGTATAGAATACCCCTAGTAACGTTTCTGGTTTGTTCGTAGGGGGGTATATATATTTTGACAAAAGATGAACTGTATCTAGAGTTAGATAAGTTGATTAAGACTGACATGAATCAGTTGTTGGACGTGATGAATTATGTCAAACGAAGAGTCATGGAAGAAGAGGCACGTAAGAAGACAAACAATTTGTTAAATCGTTTAAGGGGGCGTAAATGAAAAGGTTAAAGGAAGAGTATCCAGATGTCATGACGATGGACGGTTATGACGATGCGATTATAGGTGTCGTTGAGAGGATTGGTTTAGAGGTAGTTTGTTATGACTTAGATAAAGTTATAGAGATATTAATGAAACAAGGCATGGACGAGCAGGATGCTTGGGATTGGTATCAGTTCAATATGGTTGGTTCGTGGGTAGGAGAGAAGACTCCAGTGTTCTTACAGAGGTTCGTATGAATCTGAGATATGTACAGGTACTCCAAGAGTGTTCTGAATTGTCACTCGAAGAAATGAAAGATTTAGTGATGGCGTTAAATAAACTCATAGAGGAAGAAAATGACAGAAAAACAGAAACTTGTATATGACTTCATCCAGATGTTCTTAAAACTCAAGGGGTTTGCTCCTTCGTACTCCGAGATTGCTCAAGGTCTAGGAATGACCTCTAAGTCAAATATTCATCGGCATGTCCACACTCTTCGTGAGAAGGGTTTACTTCAGATAAGACCTCATATGGTTCGTTCCATGAAGGTGATAGATAACTCAGTGAAGCACGTTGTGAATCTTTAATGACTCTATTAACTCAGAAAGAGGTTAGTGATTACAGGAAGTTGTTAGATATTCTTCCTGCCAATCATAAAGATATACCAAAGATACACGCTATCTTTGCTGAGGATAAGAAGGAACGCTGTCGTAATAACTTCATGCCGTTTGTCAAGGACATGTGGTCAGCCTTTATTGCTGGTAAACACCACAAAGACATGGCGGAAGCATTTGAAAGAGTGGCTGAAGGTTCGCTTAAACGGTTAATTATCAATATGCCGCCTAGGCACACCAAGTCTGAGTTTGCCTCTTTTCTGTTTCCCGCTTGGTACCTCGGTAAGTTTCCTGAAAAAAAAATAATTCAGACCGCCCACACCGCAGAACTAGCAGTGGGCTTTGGTCGTAAAGTGAGGAATCTGGTTGCCACCAGCGATTATCAAGCCATATTTCCCACCAAACTGTCTAGCGACAGTAAAGCAGCCGGACGATGGAACACCAACAAAGGCGGTGATTATTTTGCGATTGGCGTTGGAGGAGCAGTTACCGGTAAGGGTGCGGACGTTCTCATTATTGATGACCCACACTCCGAGCAAGAAGCCATGCAAGGCACGGCTAATGTCTATGATAGGGTTTTTGAATGGTATAACTCTGGCCCACGACAGCGACTCCAACCGGGCGGTGCCATCATTATTGTGATGACAAGGTGGTCTAAAAAGGACTTAACGGGACAAATTGTTAAAAGTGCATCTAAAAGAGAAGGGGACGACTGGGAGGTGATTGAGTTCCCTGCTCTCATGCCTAGTGGTAAACCCTTATGGCCTGAGTTCTGGTCACAAGAAGAATTAGAAGCCATTAAGGCTGAACTGCCGGTTGGTAAATGGGAAGCCCAGTATCAACAGAATCCCACCTCAGAAGAGGGCGCTATCATTAAAAGAGAAATGTGGCAGCGCTGGGAAGAAGACCGCATACCAGACTGTGACTACATTATCCAGTCATGGGATACGGCTTTTGAAAAAAACAACAGGGCTGACTACAGTGCCTGTACCACATGGGGCATCTTCTACCAACCTAATAACAAGGGTAATCCGGTAGCCAATATCATTCTATTAGATGCTATTAAAGAACGGTTAGAGTTCCCAGAATTAAAGACTAAGGCGATGGAGCAGTGGAAAGAATGGGAGCCGGATACCCTGATTGTAGAAAAAAAGGCGGCAGGTGCTCCCTTAATTTATGAATTAAGAAGAATGGGAATTCCTATTTCTGAATATACACCAAGCAAAGGAAATGATAAGATAGCCCGTGTAAACGCTATATCTGATTTATTTGCCTCTGGTTTGGTATGGTGTCCAGAAACTCGTTGGGCTGATGAAGTCATGGAAGAGTGTGCGTCATTCCCAAATGGCGACCACGATGACCTTGTTGACTCAACCAGTCAGGCTTTATTACGGTTCCGGCAAGGAGGTTTCATTCGGCTGCACAGCGATGAAGAAGATGAGCCTACGGTGTTTAAACGCAAAGTAACGTACTACTAAGGATAATGATGATTGATAAAAGTCTATACCAAGCACCTCTCGGATTAGATTCTCTAGACACCGAGACCCCAGATATTGAAATTGAGATTGTTGACCCCGAATCCGTCATTATTGGCCTCGATGGTATTGAAATTGAAATCACTCCGGGTGACGACAGAGAGGAAGCCTTTGATTCCAATCTTGTAGAATTCCTTGATGAGAGCGTAGTTGAGGACGTAATTAATGAATTAATGTCCGACTATGAAGATGATGTAGCCTCCCGTAGGGATTGGATGCAAACCTATGTTGATGGCTTAGAACTCCTCGGTATGAAGATTGAAGAAAGAACCGACCCGTGGCCCGGTGCCTGTGGAGTCTATCACCCCCTACTATCTGAAGCCTTGGTTAAGTTTCAAGCAGAAACCATCATGGAAATCATGCCAGCCTCTGGTCCGGTTAAGACTGAGATTATTGGTAAGGAAACGCCAGAGAAGAAAGAAGCAGCGGTTCGTGTACAGGCTGACATGAACTACCAGATTACCGATGTCATGACCGAGTTTAGACCGGAAACTGAACGGATGTTATGGGGTTTAGGTCTAGCAGGTAATGCGTTTAAAAAGGTCTACTACGACCCAAACATGGAACGCCAAGTATCTATTTTTATTCCCGCAGAAGATGTCGTGGTACCTTATGGGGCTTCTAATTTAGAGACCGCTGATAGGATTACCCACGTCATGCGAAAGACTGAAAACGAAGTAAGACGACTGCAAGTGGCTGGATTCTATGATGATATTGAATTAGGCGAACCCAACAACACGCTTGATGAAGTAGAAAAAAAGATAGCAGAAAAGATGGGCTTTCGGGCTACATCCGATGACAGATACAAACTGTTAGAAATGCATGTCAATTTAGATTTGGAAGGTTATGAACATAAAGATAAAGATGACGAGCCTACTGGCATTGCTTTGCCGTATGTGGTCACGATTGAAAAGGGCAGTAATAAGTGTTTATCAATTCGTAGAAACTGGAATGAAGAGGATAAAACATTCCAAAAGCGTCAGCACTTTGTGCACTATGGCTACGTTCCGGGCTTTGGTTTCTATTGTTTTGGTCTTATCCATCTTGTTGGTGCTTTTGCCAAGTCTGGTACTTCCCTTATACGTCAACTGGTGGACGCAGGCACATTATCCAACTTGCCGGGTGGCTTTAAAACCCGTGGCTTGCGAGTAAAAGGAGACGATACACCGATAGCGCCAGCCGAGTTCCGTGATGTGGATGTTCCGTCAGGAACCATTAAAGATAACATTATGACCCTGCCGTACAAAGAACCAAGTCAGGTTCTCATGTCGTTAC